CCAAAGGTGTCCGCGAAAAAATTCTTGACTGAATCCGGTACCACCTGGGTGAGATTGTTGATCAAGGGCAGATCTGTGACCGATTCCAGTGTGGTCAGCTTGGGTGCCAGCGACGCGATGTCGGTTCCGAATATCTGTTTGACCTGTTGCAGGCCCCGCGTGAGTGCCTTGTTTGCCACGGCCTGATCTGGCGGGATGATTTTCTTGAGGGTATCTAGATCGCTCATGCGGTGGTACCTGTGGGCAAAGGCGGCAGTCCCAGCCTGGCCCGCACCACAGGATCATCTCCGGTGTAGGGCGGGGCATTGGGATCTTGGAGATAGCGCTCGATGTTGGTGTTGATGGAACCGGCTGTGTTGTAGATGCTCTGTAGTCCGTCAGGTGTAGGCACTGTGAGACTCTGGTAGCTGTTAGGCAGTATCTTTTTGGGATCCAAGAGGTCGGCCATGTTTGTGATGCCAGGAGTGCGCACGCCCAGCACGGCCTTGACCTGGGTCAGATCATCACCGGTCACGCGCTCAAATGCTGAATAGAGATTTTTTTGCGTGCTGGCATCGATGTCGCTGTAGCCCAGTGCCAGACTGTTGACGGCATTGGGATTGATGCCGGCGGCCCCCAGGGCCTGGCTCACGGCAGGCAATTCTGTGCCAGCCACGCTGCCCACCTGGCGCAGCAGGGCAGCTGGATCACCCAGGTTGGGCAGGTTGTTGAGATCAACCAGGCTGCCCAGCTGAGACAGATCGCTGCCAAACTGCGAGAAAGAATTAGAGACCTGGTTGAATCCTCCAGTGACCAGATTGTTCATGCCGCCATTGGCCGCCCCAAAGGTGTTGGCTAACGCTCCGGTATTCTGTGCCGAGCTGATGAACTGCGATGCCTGGGTGCTGAATCCCGTAGCAGAATTGAACACCTGTGTGAAGCGGCTCACGTCTCCGTCGCCCATGATACCATTGGCAGTGTCTGTGATCAATCCGGTCAGTCCGGTAACATTGGTGCCTGTGGGGGCCAAGGGTGCGAGACTGGCAGCTGTGCTGGCAGGTATCACGTTGGTGAGGCCAGGCATGGTACCGGAACCCAGGGTGGCCAGGCTCTGGAACGTGGCTGGTTTCAGTTGTGATTGGGCGCTGTTCACTATGTTGCCAAACTGCTGGACCACGGGCACAGTTTCGTAGTTGGCCACGCTTTCAGTGAGCTGGGCAGCAGGCGCCACACCGGTGTTCTGCAGGAGACCGGAAGCAGCGATGGTCATTACCGGAGATAATACTCCACCGCAGCTCATGTCAGCTTCCTATGAACACGTCAGGGGAACCCTGGGCGATAGAAGTACAACCAGCGATAGGATCTCCCACGCGAGCAGCAGCACGTCCATTGATGAACACCGATGAACTGCCCCGTTGTACTGGTGCTGAATGTCCTGGGCATGGCACACCTGGTAATAGATGTCCCGTGGTCGTGTCGCCCACTCTCACAGCCCTGCGGCCATTGATGAACACGCTGTCAGATCCCTGAGCCATGGTATGGCCGCTACAGTGCGGCACGTTTTGATCACCTTGTCTGGCTGCTGCTGGCATGTTCTCTCCTCATGAGTTCTCGAAACAGATCATGCCACTGATCTATTTCTTCGTGCTGGGCCTCGGTATGAGGCGGGGGCGGAATCTCGGGAGAGAATTCTATCACGTGGTCAAACACATCAGGGATGGATTCGAACCGATCGAATTCGTGTAGTTGGCCCGAGATCATGATCACGAACCTGTGCGGCATGCTAACCTGTTATGATCTGCTTGCTGACCGGGGCGATGCCCGTGGTAGCCTGGATCCAACTGTTGCGCACGTCATCGCGAGTTTCAGCGAACATGACCCAACTGCTGGTATTTAGCTCCAGTGTGCCACCCTGTTTTGAGCTGAACATGTAGGGCATCATCTGCAGTCCCTGCGGGCTCAGCATGCACAGGATGGGATGCTCGATGTCAAAGCCGGTTTCTGTGTTGCCACTCAACACCCGGGCCACTATTTCTTCGCCGGTGATGAGTTTGAAAGTGTAGATTTCGTCGTGTTTGATAGTCATAGGGTTCCGCTGTTGAGCGCTTCGCGCAGTTCTATTTCGTTACGGAGTTCTTCCGGTTGCATCTTACTTAATCCAGCCCAGCCACCCTCTACCAATATTTTACCGGCGTAGTAGATCTGGGGCACTGTGCGATGTCCCTGGCTGCGCACGAATTCCTGGGCTTCCAGATCCTGTTCGATGTTGACTTCGGCGAAGTCGATGCCATGGTTCTTGAGATAGTTCTTGGCATTGACGCAGAACGGACAAACCGTTTTTGAGTACAGTGTGATCATGTCATTCCTCGATAAATTTACTAGAAAAAGTTATTGCACATTCATTTTGCCATCGCAGCCAATACTGCTCCCAGACCGCATCACTGGCTTTGCCCCGCCTGGCCGCTGCCTCATCTTTCCAGACATAGTCTCCGCTGTGGGTCATGATCATGTCGCCATTGTCAATGGCTGCTTGCCTATATGCGGATTGTTGCTGTCGGGACCGATGATACTCCTGTTGTTGCTCTGGGTCCAGGGTAGATACCCAATCTTCTATGGTAGTGAATGGACGTCCATCTACAGTACCCCACTCAAACACCTGTCTCACTGGCATCAGAGGCTGAGACCCGACAGGGTTTTTTCTGTGACATCTTGTTTAGTGCCGCCTACCACGTAGGAGGAAATTTCTGTCTCCTGGGGAGCCACCTGCACGTCCGCGCCAGCGATCCATTTCTGCGTCCAAGGCAGGGGATTGCTGCCGCCACGGTAGAGCCCAGTGAGACCGATGGCCACCATGCGCTTGTTGGCTATCCATTCGATGTAGTCCGACAGCAGTTGTTCGTTGAGGCCGATCATGCTGCCTGAGCTGAACAGATATCGTGCCCAGGACTTTTCCTGTTCCACGGCCTCACGGAACATGCTGACCACTTCGGGTTCGCACTCGGCCTTGATCCGCACATAGTCCGGATCATCCTGGGGCAGGATCTTCAGTAGTTGTTGGGTGCTGGCCAGATGGACATTTTCATCACGGGCGATAAACTTAATGATCTTAGCGTTACCCTCCATCTTCTTGAGCTCTGCGAACGCCCAGGAGCACGCGAAACTAACATAAAACCTGATGCCCTCGAGAACATTGACCGAGGCCAGGCACAACCACAGCTTTTTCTTGAGTTCATATTGATCTACCTGGATGGTGTTACCATTCACGTTGTGTGTGCCAGGGCCCAGCAGTTGATACCACTGTCCATAGGCCACCAGATCATCATAGTATCTGGTGATGTCGTTGGCGCAGGCCATGATTTCTTCGATCTCCAGCATCTGGTCAAACACTGCGCCAGGATCCGAATACACATTGCGTATGATGTGGGTGTAGCTTCGGCTGTGTATGGTCTCGGAGAAGGCCCAGGTCTCGATCCAGGTCTCCAGTTCCGGCAGGGTGACCAGGGGCAGGAAGGCGAGATTGGGTGAACGACCCTGCACCGAATCCAGCAGGATCTGGCGCTTGAGATTGGCCGTGAAGATGTGGCGTTCCCAATCAGTGAGATCCTTGAAGTCCTTGGCATCTCGCAACACATCAACTTCTTCAGGGCGCCAGAAAAAACCCAGCTGTTTGTCAGTGAGCTTGTCAAACTGCCGATACTTCAAGGTATCGTAGCGTTGCATGCCTATGCTGCCTTCTGGATCAAGGAAAGCCAGGCTCTTGGTGTGGTCGCGGTGCTTCCGCAGATTCAATACGGGCATTGTTGTGGCCTTTGTTGTTATATTTTACAGCTGTCGCAATCAGCGTCGTCGGCCTGGAGGCTGACATCCACGGGTTCTATGATCACGGATCTCTGGTTCATTTTTTCGATGTCGATCTCACCAGATCCGTCATAGGTATTGAAATAGTAGAGCTGTTTGCCTCCATATTTGTAAAAAGTCACAAGATGTCGCAGCATGTCCGACATGGGGATCTTTTCATCCTCGTAGAACTGGGGATTGTAGCTGGTGTTCACAGAGATGCCCTGATCTATGTATTTCTGCAACACGGCCATGATGTTGAGATAGCCCTCGGGGCTCTTCTGATCCCACAGCAGTTCGTACTTGTTTTTCAGCCGGCGGTATTCAGGCACCACCTGTTTGAGCACACCATCCTTGCTCTGCTTGATAGACACGTAGGAACGAGGAGGTTCTACGCCGTTGGTGCTGTTGGAGATCTGTGCCGAAGTTTCTGCTGGCATCAGGGCCATCAAGGTTGAGTTGCGGATACCGTGCTCACGCAGGCGCTCACGCAGGCCGGACCAGTCCACAGCATCCACGTGTGGTACCAGCTCATCCACTTCGCGCTTGTAGGTGTCCACTGGCAGCACGCCGTCATGATACTTGGTTTCCGAGCTCTTGGGGCAGGCACCGTGCTCCTGGGCCAGATCCACTGATGCCTTGATGAGATAGTAGCTCCAGTGCTGTGCCCAACGATCCACTTCGGCCAAGGCCGCTGGATCACTGTAGGTGAGATCATTTTTGGCCAACCAATAGGCCAGATTGATGATACCTACGCCCAGGGGCCTACGGTTTTCCGTGGCCCGGCGCGCGGCCAGGATCGGATAGTCTTGATAGCTCAACAGTGCATCGAGTCCGCGCACGGCCAGGGTGCAGGCCTTTTCCATGTCTTCGGGATCACGGAACACACCCCAGTTGATGGCTGACAGCGTACACAGCGCGATCTCACCTTCGGGGTCATGCACATCATTCAAGGGCTTGGTGGGGAGATCGATCTCGCAGCAGAGGTTGCTTTGTTTGATCGGTGCCAGATCAGGTTT